AACAATATCCACAGATTCAAGATTTGGCATTTTATCAAAGTCCGGGCCAGACGCCAAAAAGATGTTTACTGATAAGGTCGTACCCATCTCAGTTAACTACCCCTTCTTCTTCAAGCCGATCCAGGACGGTATGGACAGGCCGAAGACAGAACTCGCGTACAGGGTACCGGCATCAAAGTTTACCAGAAAGAAACTTGACACCAACGAGAAACTACAGGAGATCTCAGGTCTCGACACCACAATCGACTGGAAGAACACCGGGGACAACTCGTACGATGGTGAAAAACTAAAACTACTAGTACACGATGAAAGTGGAAAATGGGAAAGACCTACAAATATATTAAACAACTGGAGGGTAACTAAAACTTGTTTAAGGCTAGGTTCTAGAATTATAGGCAAGTGTATGATGGGTTCGACATCAAACGCATTAGACAAAGGAGGAGAGAATTTTAAAAAACTTTATTATGATTCAGATGTCGAAAAAAGAAACGCCAATGGACAGACTCGTTCAGGACTCTATAGTTTGTTCATACCTATGGAATGGAACTACGAAGGATACATTGATTCTTATGGATTTCCTGTATTCAACACGCCGAAAGAAGCAGTTGAAGGACCGCAGGGAGATTTAATAGATCAAGGTGTTATTGAGTATTGGCAAAATGAGGTTGATGGTTTAAAAAATGATCAAGACGGTTTAAATGAATACTACCGTCAGTTTCCAAGAACAGAGCAGCATGCTTTTAGAGATGAAACAAAGCAGTCTTTATTTAATCTTACTAAAATATACGAGCAAGTAGATTACAATGAAGATTTAAGAAATAGCTCGATAGTCACCACTGGTAGCTTTCAATGGGAAAACGGAATTAAAGACTCTAAGGTTTTATTCATGCCTAATAAAAATGGTAGATTTAAAATTACATGGGTGCCTCCAATTGATTTACAAAACAGAGTAATAACAAAAGGAAATACAAAATACCCTGGTAACGAGCATTGTGGTGCATTTGGGTGTGATAGCTATGATATATCAGGCACGGTAGATAATAGAGGGTCTAATGGAGCTTTACACGGTTTAACTAAATTCAGCATGGAAGATGTTCCACCTAATAGATTTTTTTTAGAATATATAGCTAGACCACAAACTGCTGAAATGTTTTTTGAAGATGTTCTAATGGCTTGCGTGTTTTATGGTATGCCTATACTCGCAGAAAATAATAAACCTAGGTTGCTTTATCATTTTAAAAGAAGAGGATACAGAGGCTACTCCATGAATAGACCAGATAAAAAATATAATAAATTATCTGTAACTGAAAGAGAAATAGGTGGAATTCCTAATTCAAGTGAAGATATTAAACAAGCTCACGCCGCGGCGATAGAAACATATATAGAAACTTTCGTAGGGCAAAATGAAGCAGGTTACGGTGATATGTATTTTCAAAGAACACTTGAAGATTGGGCTAAATTTAATATAAACAATAGGACAAAACACGATGCATCAATAAGTTCTGGCTTAGCTATAATGGCTTGCAACAAAAATTTATATGCGCCAAACAGCCCTGTTCATAAGAAAATTTACAATTTAGGATTTAAAAAGTTTGACAATAGAGGTTCTATGTCTAAAATAATAAAATAAATGAAAATATACACAAACACTAACAGTGCATTTCCTAGCCAAGTTGAAAGCAATGAGGTAAAAGCAAGTAGAGATTACGGACTGCAGGTTTCTCAAGCTATTGAGCAAGAATGGTTTAATCAAGGTAGATCTGGAGGTAATAGATACTTAACAAATTGGAATAATTTTCATTCACTTAGATTATATGCAAGAGGTGAGCAACCGGTGCAAAAATATAAAGATGAGTTATCTATAAACGGTGATTTATCATATCTTAATTTAGATTGGAAACCTGTTGCCGTAATAGCAAAGTTTGTAGATATTGTTGTAAATGGCATGGCTAATAAGTCATATGATATAACAGCTTTCGCTCAAGATCCTTTTTCTGTAAAAAGCAGAACTGATTATGCAGCGGCTGTAGAGCAAGATATGAACACTAAACAGGCTTTAGTAAACATTAAAGAAAACATTGGTATGGATTTTTCTTTAACTGGGAACATGGAGGCTTTACCTGAGAGCAAAGAAGAATTAGATGTACATCTTCAGATGACCTACAAGCAAAACGTAGAAATAGCAGAAGAGGAGGTTATAAATAATGTTTTAAGCTTTAACAAATACGACGAAATTAAGAAAAGAGTAGCATACGATTTAACTACTATTGGTATTGGAGCTAATAAAACTAGGTTTAATAAAGCCGAAGGTATTGTTACCGAATATGTAGATCCAGCGTGCATGGTTTATTCTTACACTGAAGACCCTAATTTTGAAGATATATATTATGTAGGTGAAGTAAAGTCTATATCTTTACCTGAACTTAAAAAAGAATTTCCGAATATATCGGATGATGAATTAAAAAGAATACAAGAAACTCCTAATAATAGACAATATGTAACAGGCTGGGGTAATTATGATGAAAACACCGTGCAGGTGCTGTATTTTGAATACAAAACCTATATGGATCAAGTGTTTAAAATAAAGAAAACAGACCAAGGATTAGAGAAAGCATTAGAAAAACCTGATACGTTTAATCCGCCTGAAAATGATAACTTTGAGAGAGTTTCTAGAACTATAGAGGTACTATATACTGGGGCTAAGGTTCTTGGCACAGACTATTTATTAGAGTGGAAAATGGCTGAGAATATGACAAGGCCAACAGCTGATACTACAAAAGTAGTGATGAATTACTGTATATCGGCTCCTAGAATGTATAAAGGACGCATAGAATCAATAGTTAGTAAGATAACAGGCTTTGCAGATATGATCCAGCTAACGCATCTTAAATTGCAACAAGTGATGTCTAGAATAGTGCCAGATGGGGTATTTTTAGACATGGATGGTTTAGCTGAAGTTGATCTTGGAAATGGTACAAATTACAATCCAGCAGAAGCATTAAATATGTATTTTCAAACTGGGTCTATTGTAGGTAGGTCATTAACGCAAGATGGTGAATTAAATAGAGGTAAAGTACCTGTGCAGGAACTGTCAACATCTTCAGGGCAAGCTAAAATACAAAGCCTAATTGGTACATACCAATATTACTTACAAATGATTCGTGATGTTACTGGATTAAATGAAGCAAGAGACGGAAGTGCGCCTGTTAAAGATTCACTTGTAGGGTTACAAAAGATGGCTGCTAACGCATCTAATATTGCAACTAAGCACTTACTGGACTCTTTATTATATATTACTGTTAGAACTTGTGAAAACATTAGTTTAAAAGTTGCAGATGTTTTACAAAATCCTTTAAATGAAAACGCACTAACAAATGCTATCAGTACATTTAACACTAAAACCTTAGATGAATTAATAAATCTACAAATACATGACTTTGGTATATATTTAGATTTAGAACCTGAAGATGAAGAAAAAGCTGTTTTAGAACAAAATATACAAATGGCTTTACAAACAGGAGCGATAGCCTTATCTGATGCTATTGACATCCGCCAAATAAAAAATTTAAAACTTGCTAATCAATTTTTGAAATTAAGACAAACGCAGAAAATAAAAAGAGAGCAAGAGCAACAGCAGGCTAATATTCAAGCACAAGCGCAAGCAAACGCTGAGGCTGCTGAAAAAGCGGCTATGGCTGAAGTGCAAAAACAGCAAGCGCTAACACAAGAAAAAGTAAGCGTAGAGCAAGCTAAGTCTCAATTTGAAATACAACGTATGCAAACAGAAGCTCAAATAAAAAGAGAGCTAATGGCTGAGGAGTTTAATTATAACATACAGCTAGCTCAGGCTCAAATTAATGCAACAAAAGCAAAAGAACAAGAAATTGAAGATCGAAAAGATCAAAGAATAAAACTACAAGGAACACAACAATCTGAATTAATCAATCAAAGACAAACAGAAGGACTACCTAAAGATTTTGAGTCATCTGGTAATGATGTTTTAGGTGGGTTTGGTTTAGAAGAGTTTGGGCCTAGTTAGAATTACAAACAATTATTTAATTATATTATATTATGTCAGAAGTGAAACAAGAGGGCGATTTTAGCTTAAAAGGAAAAGCAAAAAAGCCAAAACAATTATCAAACGCAAAGCAAGCAACAGTTAAAGTTAGTCTTAAAGAGCCCTTAGTAGAAGTGCCGGACGCTGTTACAAAAGTAGTAATCCCAAAAGAAGAATTAAATCAAGATCCAAATGCCATTCAAACACAAGCGACAGATGATAGCAATGCTGTTATCAAAAAACCCGAAGACGGTGCAAACGGCGAAGCAGTGGTTAAAGAAGTACGGGAGTCCGAAGAAAAAATAGAATTAAAAACAGCTGCGGAAGAATATAATCAGGCACCCAAAGAAAGAGTGTTGCCAGAAAACATAGAAAAGCTTGTTGCTTTTATGGAAGAAACAGGTGGGACAATAGAGGATTATACTAGGTTAAATGCAGACTATTCAAGCGTTGATGACAAGGCTCTATTAAAACAATACTATAAAAAAACAAAACCTTATTTAGAACCAGAAGACGTTAATCTGATACTAGAGGATTATGATTACGATGAAGATATAGATGAGGAAAAAGATATACGCAAAAAGAAACTTGCGTTTAAAGAAGAAGTTGCGAAAGCTAAGAGCTTTTTGGAAGAAACTAAGAGTAAATATTACGACGAAATCAAGTTGAGACCCGGCGTAACTCAGGAACAACAAAAAGCAACAGATTTTTTCAACCGATATAACGAAGACGCTAAAATAGCACAACAACAGCACGAGGATTTTATGTCCAAAACTAATAAATATTTTGCTGAAGATTTCAAAGGTTTTGATTTTACAGTCAGTAATAAAAAATTTAGGTATGGAGTTCAAGATCCTGCTAAGATAGCATCAGAGCAATCAAGCATTAACAATTTTGTAAGTAAGTACTTAGACAAAAAAGGTAATGTAACTGATCCTCAAGGTTATCATAAGGCTATTTTTACAGCTACTAATGCAGACAAAATTATTAATCATTTTTATGAGCAAGGTAAATCAGATGCTACCAAAGAAATTATAGGTAAATCTAAAAATCCTAGCACTCAACCAAGACCAGTAAATGGCTTTATTAATGGTTTAAAAGTTAAATCTGTAACTAGTGGTTCTGATTCTTCAAAATTAAAAATTAAAAAATTTAACTAAAAAACAATTATTATGAGTTTAACTCCTCAATTTGGGTCATTAATCCCATCTCAAACACAACAGTTGTTATCTACAAACTACTTGCAATTTAATGCAGCTGGTGCTGGTGGAGCAACTTTCGCGCAACAATATTTGCCGGAAATTTATGAACAAGAAGTAGAGCGTTATGGAAACAGAACGTTATCTGGATTCTTAAAAATGGTTGGCGCTGAAATGCCAATGACGTCTGATCAAGTAATTTGGTCTGAACAAAACAGATTACATATATCTTATCAAGGTATAGGTATCGCAGCTAACGTTGGTACTACTAACGTAATTACTGTTGGAGCTAATGTAAACAACGTTGTATCTATTAATGATACTGTTGTACTTTTAAATCCTGTAACAGGGGTTGAAGTAAAAGCTATAGTAACAGCTACTACACCTGGAGCTGGCGGAAGCTTTACAGTTGCACCTTTTAACGGAGCTGGATTAGTTACTCAGTTTGTAGCGGGAGTTACAGCTGTTGGAGCAATACCTAGTTTAAAAGTATTCGTATATGGATCTGCTTACACAAAAGGAACTAGCTTAGGCGCTGGATCTGGAAACTCTGCAGCGCGTATCAGTGTTGACCCTCAGTTAACTCAGTACTCTAACTCTCCAATTATTATTAGAAGTCAATACGAGGTATCAGGTTCTGATATGGCTCAAATTGGCTGGGTAGAAGTTGCTACTGAAGACGGAACATCTGGATATTTATGGTACTTAAAAGCTGAGTCTGAAACAAGGCTACGTTTTGAGGACTACTTAGAAATGTCTATGGTAGAAGGCGAGTACAACCAGATTGCTGCCGGTGTGAATGCTGCTGCTGGATTACCTGGAACTCAAGGTTTATTTTCAGCTATTCAAACTCGTGGAAATGTGGAAGTAGGATTTACCGCTGCTGCTGGACTTGACGAATTTGATGCTATCTTGAAAAACTTAGATACTCAAGGGGCTATTGAAGAAAACATGTTATTCTTACAAAGACAAACGTCTTTAGATTTTGACGATATGTTAGCTGCAATCTCTGGAGGTGCTCAAGGTGGTACTGCTTATGGATTATTCGAATAAACGATGCTTCTACTCGTGGAGGTGTTGATGGTATTAGTTCTATTGAGGGTGTATTAGTGCCTGCTGGAACTTCTACAGTATATGATCAAATTTTAGGAACTAACATTAGAAGACCTTTCTTACATGTAAGATATAGAGCTTCTCAATCTGATGATAGAAGAATGAAATCTTGGTTAACTGGTTCAGCTGGAGGCGCTGCAACATCTGATTTAGATGCGATGCAAGTAAACTTCCTATCTGAAAGATGTCTAGTAACTCAAGGTGCTAACAACTTTGTATTATTCAAAGGAATCTAAGGATTCAAATTAATGTAGTAGTTACCCTTGTTGAACTGACAGGGGTAATTATTACGCTTATAGGACGATAGCCTACTACTATTATTATATACTAGCTATTGTCACACTTACAAACTATTTAATTATATTATATTATGGCTGCAAAAAAAGCACCAGCAAAGAAAGTTGAGGTTGCTCCTCAGCAAAAGGTAGTGGCTAAAGCCGCTCCAAAAGTAGAACCAACAAAACCAAGTTGGGAAATAAAAGATAGAGTATATTTTTTAAAAGGTAATAAATCCCCTTTGACTCTAACGATACCAGGTAGGCATACTAGAAAGCATGCTTTATTATATTTTGATATTAAATCTGGAAAGCAAAGAGAAATAAGATATGCTACAAACCAAGAGTCTCCTCTTGTTGATGAACAAAAAGGAGAATGCACTATGGGGCATATAAGATTTCTTGATGGTACATTAACTGTACCTAAGGAAAAACAAAATTTACAAAAATTGTTATCCCTATATCACCCTTTAAAAGATAAAATATATCAAGAATTTAGTGCTATTGAAGAAGCTGAAGATGAATTAGACGTATTGGATATGCAAATTGATGCCTTAAATGCCGCTAGAGAAATGGACATTGATCAAGCTGAAGCTATACTAAGAGTTGAATTAGGCTCTAAAGTTAGCAATATGAGCTCTAAGGAATTAAAAAGAGACTTAATGTTGTTTGCCAAGAACAACGCAGCACTATTTATAGACTTAGCAAATGATGAAAATGTACAACTAAGAAATATAGCTATTAGAGCTTCGGAGCTTGGTATTATAGTTTTATCACAAGATCAAAGAACATTTACTTGGGGATCTAATGGAAGAAAGCTGATGACAATTCCTTTTGATGAAAACCCTTACTCTGCCATGGCTGCTTACTTTAAAACCGATGAAGGTGTTGAAGTTTTTAGATCTGTAGAGAAAAACTTAAATTAACATGTAATCATTAATATATACCGACTGCTTTAAGTGGTCGGTTATATTATAACAAAAAACAAAATAATGGCTATAAACGTAGATTTAGTTTATAAAACTGTCTTATTAATACTTAACCAACAGCAAAGAGGTTATATAACTCCGGACGAGTTTAATAAAGTAGGTAATCAAGTTCAGCAAGGTATATTTGAAAAATATATGAGCGACTTGAATCAACAATTACGTATACCGGAAAATGATAACGAGTATGCTAACAGAGTTAAAAACCTAGAAGAAAAACTAGATATATTTAAAACAATAGCCGCACCTACTTTTTCAGTAAACCACTTCACAACCGCTTCATTACCAAACTTTTATAGGCTAGGTACTGTTATCTATGACGACACTACTGAAGTTCAAATGGTGGAAAGAAACGAATGGTACAAAATAAAGAAAGCGCCATTACTTGCACCAACTAAAAAACAACCTGTATTTTTATACGAAGACACTAAGATAAGTGTATACCCAACAAGTATAACCTCTAATATTCAAGTATCTTACTTGAAGCAGCCTGCGATGATAAATTGGGGATATTCAGTTGGCAGCTTAGGTCAATACATTTATAATGCTAGTTCTTCAGTCAACTTTGAATTACATCCGTCTGAACAAGTTGATGTTATTACAGGCATATTATTATATTCAGGAGTTATAATACAAGATCCTACTATAATACAAGTGGCGGCTCAAAAAATACAACAAGAAGATATTAACGAAAAATCATAATAAACCATGGGTTTAATAACTGAAAATAATCAACAGTATTATGCGGGTTCTCAGCAATTCGTATCTGCTGCTGGATCAAATCAAAAATTTACAACAACCTTTGATACTAATTTAGTTTTTGGTAGCTATGACCCATCGCAAGTTAACTATGCTTTAAACAATTTTAAATTGTACACAGCACCAGCTGGATCATTAAACTACACGGAATATATACTTTCTTATACCGTAACTGGTAATGAAATTGAAATAGATGCAAATTTAGCCTTAAACACTAAAGTTGTTGTTCAATTAAAATCTTTAAGCGGCGGTAATTACGGTAACAAAGACGCTTTCGGTCAAACTGTAGAAAATAATTATGATAGTTATTCATACATTAAATTAGAAGAGGTAATAAATAACTTCCAGATAGCGTATGTTGGAACAGGTAAATTAATCCCAAGCTGTAAAAGAACAGATATTATATTTCATGCAAAAAGAGGTTTACAGGAATTTAGCTATGATACTTTAAAAAGTATAAAGTCTCAAGAATTAACTATACCACCAGGACTCAGTATAGTCATACCTCAAGACTATGTAAACTACGTTAAAGTTTCTTGGATAGATAAATTAGGGATTAAAAGACCTATTTACCCAGCAAATAACTTAACTATAAACCCGTACAGTACACCAGCGCAAGATGATCTCGGTGTGCCAATACAAGACAACTTTGGTAACAATATACAAGGTACATCAATAACGGAGGATAGATGGGCTAGTGATCCAGTAATAAACGAAGATCTTTTTGGATACAACAGAGATGAACTTTTGGGTAGGGGATATGGTTATGGTCAGATGTATGGTATAGACCCACAATATTCTCAAGCAAACGGGTGGTTTACTATAAATGATAGAGAAGGCAAAATGTCTTTTTCCAGCAACCTAGCCAATAAGTTAATTGTTTTAGAATATATTTCAGATGGATTAGCTTATGATATGGATACTAGAATACCAAAGATGGCAGAAGAAGCTTTATATGCTCATATAAGCCACGCTGTTGTAGCTTCTAGAATAAACCAACCTGAATATATAGTTAGAAGATTAAAGCAAGAAAGAAGCTCTAAATTAAGAAACGCTAAAATAAGACTATCAAACATAAAACTTGATGAAATAGTTCAGGTAATGAGAGGTAAGTCTAAATGGATAAAACACTAGAATTAAATGGCTGAAATTAAAAATACATTTCTCAAAGGCAAGATGAATCAAGATCTTGATCCTCGTATAATGCCTAATGGTGAATATAGGAAAGCTCAAAACTTGTCTATAAGTAGATCTGAAGGCTCTACTGTGGGTGAATTTGAAAATATTTTAGGAAATGTAAAAATATCTGATTTATCTTTATCTACAGGCAGCAATGATCCAAGCATTGAGATAATAGGATATACAATAGATGAAAGCAACAATACAGGTTATTTCATTGCAACAAACAATACTAATCATTATATATTTAGTGTAAATTTAAGCGCTGGGTTGCAAGCGCCTACCATTTTGGTTCAGGGGTCTTTTTTAAATTTTAATAAAGATTATATTATTACCGGTATAAATTTAATTGAAGATTTTTTATTTTGGACAGATAATTATAATCAACCTAGGAAAATAAATGTTACTAAACCTTTAGGACATTATACTAATGAAGATCAAATATCGGTAGCTAAGTACGCTCCATATAAGCCTATATTAGTGATGGATAGATTTCAAACTAACTTGACGGCTGCAGCAAGTAATTCTTCTACAATAGCAGTCGCAGATTCTTCAGGTGTAAAAGTTGGAGACATAGTTACTGAAAAAGATAAATTAGCTACACAACAAATAACAGGTTTGGTTGTTGTCATAGGCAAGCCAGCTGCTAATACATTAACGCTGTCAAGCAATGTTACTATATCTAACGGAACTAAATTGGATTTTAGCAGAAGCTCGATGACTAACAAAAGCGGCAAGTACATGTCCAACCGCTCATCAGGAAATGCTACTATAACAGGAACATTCCCTAATAAGACTTATCAAATAAAAGGGGGTTCAACCTCGGACACTGAATTTTTATATAATGGTAATAATGGTATACCAAAAATAGGTGATTTAGTTAGCTCTACAGCTTCAGGAATACCCGCGGATACTAGAGTTGCTAGTGTTTCAGTTATTGATAATACGGGGTCGTTTCAATCTATAACTGTAACTTTAGATAAAGATACTACTTTACCTAACGGCAGCTTTATTAGTATAAGCGACAATCCGGATTACGATATAAACTGGAAAGGTGATTCAGAATGGCTAGACGATAAATTTGTTAGATTTAGTTATAGATTTAAATTTGAAGATAACGAGTATTCATTAATGGCTCCATTTAGTCAACCTATGTTTATTTCAACGATAATAGCCTGGTTTGAAAACAACATTGACAATATACTATTAAAAATACCAACTCCAGATGGTAATGCTAATTACACTCAATTAATTAACAACCTTCACTTAAGCGAAATAGATATTCTATATAAAGAATCTGATGCTTTAGCTGTTAAGGTTTTAGATACTCTAAACATTACTCCGTCTACAACAGTTTTACCTAGTATTGCTTATGATGATTTTATACATGGAGACATTTCTGAATATTATGTAGAATACAATTACACCTCAAATAAACCGTATAAAACTTTACCCCAAAACCAAACAACTAGAGTATCAGACAAGGTGCCTGTTAAAGCTTTAAGTCAAGAAGTTATAGGTAATAGAATAGTGTATGGTAATTACCTAGACAAACATTCTAGCCCAAATAAAATAGCTTTTAGTGCAACAGCACAAAACAAAAACACAAGATACGACAACTACACACAGTTTCCTAAACATACTTTAAAACAAAACAGAACATATCAAGTTGGTTTTGTTTTGTCAGATAGATATGGTAGACAATCTGATGTTATACTTTCTTCCTATGATGACGTATCATCTATACCTGGCTCAACAGTTTTTCATCCATATAATACTTTAGATAGACAAACAACGGATCCTGTTATTCAATGGTTAGGAGACGTTTTAAGTGTACAATTAAATGAAACTATAGGCGAATCAGAGTCAAATCAAGATGGTCACCCTGGAGTGTACTCAGCTTCAAACCCATTGGGATGGTATTCTTACAAGATTGTTGTAAAACAACAAGAGCAGGAGTATTACAATGTTTACCTACCTGGATTTATTAATGGTTATCCGGTGACTCAACAGGTTGATACTAATAAATTGTTTTTTACAACTTTAATTAGTGACAATATCAATAAAATACCTAGGAATCTAAAAGAGGTTGGGCCTAGTGATAACGAGTATAATAGTGACGAAATAATAACCATAAGGGTTAATAATCCCACTATAGACAACAAGCCTCAAGCTTCTTACAGGAAAGACACCCCTTGGAATGCTCAATACTATCCAAATAGTATTTCTCAAAATGTGTTAAGTATTGCCACGGTAAGAGACATGGAAATACAAGCTATTCCATTTAAACCAGCTGTTGCAGCAGGCGAGTATGGTGAATCTAAGATACTTAGTACATATACGTATAACAATAATGATCCAGCTCAAGGAATAGATACAGTTAACGAGGTTCCAGAGCCTACAGGTGCAATACCCTGGGGAACGACAGGGCCAGATCCATCTATATACGACGGAGAATCAAACCCATTGGTTGTAAAAATATCATCTACTGAAAATGGAAATAATTCAATAGGAGCTAGAGTCTTTGCTACGTCTGTTTATGACAGTTCAAATAATAACCAGCTTTCTATGATCCCGTTTTTATCAATTGCGGAGACAAAACCAGTTTATTCTATATTAGATATATTTTGGGAAACTTCATTATCGGGTAATTTAATAACATTAAATTCACTTATAGATTCTCAATACGGGGGCTTAGTTAGCGCTAATTTCACTGCAGCTACTTTTCCCGAAAGTATTAATAGCGAACAGGCAATTGGAAAT